GTGGACAACCATTACTTACCAATCCCACCACAGGGACAGGTACTACCAACTATGTAACTAAGTGGACAGGAACAAGTGCGTTGGGGAATAGCTTAATTTATGATAATGGAACGAACGTAGGTATAGGTACTACTTCACCTGCTGCTAAACTTCATGTTGGCGGTGTAGGTAGTGCTATTGCGTTTGATACAGACGGACTTGCAGGGGCTAATAGTATATCTACAACAGAATCTTTTAAGTTATCACTAAAAGCAACAAGAGGCACAGGAAGTGAAATAAAAATAGGTAATGAAAATTTAGAGTTACTTACTAACTCTACCGAACGAATGCGTATTACTTCCGCAGGTAACGTAGGTATAGGAACTACTTCATTTGCAGGAGATGAATTAATGATGGTTTCAATAAACGGTACAACTAATACTCAAGCAATTAATGTTAAAGACAGAAACGCTTTGGCAAATGGTAGTACATTTATGGTTTTTAGAAAATCTGATGACACTTTTCTTGGTAATATTAGAAGAAGCGGAACAAGTGATGGTTTATTTGTTGGTGGGAATAGCTTTTTAGCGTTAGGTACGGGCGGTAACGCAGAACGTATGCGAATCACCTCAACAGGTAACGTAGGTATAGGAACTACTTCGCCAAGTGCTAAGTTAAATGTATCGGGAGATATTCATATTGGGGATTATGGAAGTGCTGCTTCAAGAATTTTGGATTTAAGAACAAGTAATTCAATATTTACAATAATAGCAGATGGAACAGCAGCAGGATTAGGTACTACATTATCGTATTCATGGGCAGGTGGAGGTCAAGGTTCTTTGAAGTTTAATAATAGTAGTGGGGAGGTAATGAGATTATCAGGCACAGGCAACGTAGGTATAGGTAATACTTCGCCTGCTTATCCATTATCAATTGAAAATAGTTCTGAATACCAAATAGGCTATAAGAGATTAGTTGGTACTTCTAAACAATGGGCTTTTGGGGCAGATAATACCTCTACTTATTTTAGAAATATTACAGATGCAATAACTGCATATACAATCACAAACACAGGTAACGTAGGTATAGGTACTCCTTCGCCTGCTTATAAGTTAGATGTAAACGGAAATGTAAGAGTAACAGGAAGCATTACAGCAACATTAGGAGGATTTAATTCCGATATTAATGATAAGAAAGATTTAATTTACGGAGCTAAGAGTAACGTATTAGAATTAAACGCTGTATCATATTTAAGAAAATCTACCAATAATAAGGAGTACGGTTATATAGCGCAAGACGTTAAGAAGGTGCTTCCCGAAGCGGTTTACGAAACTGTATCAGGTTTGGCGGTATCATACCACATGGTAAACGCAGCTAAGATACAGGCATTACAAGAGGAGATAAAAGAATTAAAAGCTAAACTATTAAGTAAATGAGTTGGTCTACATTAGCAAGTAATCAGTTCGTCTGTTTTAATGATATGTCTGAATCGGGCATACCGTTAAACAGCGGACAATCCCATACCTACACGCAGCAATTCATTACCAAAGCGGAGGTAATAACTAAATACAATGTTAATACTTCTTATTTAGCTTCATTCGCTTCCAACCAATGGATACCTAAAAGCGCATTAACAACAGGAGTGATAGCTTATTATTGGTGTATGGGATATTCAACAACGGCAGCTTCATTAGCTTGTTCGGATGCAGCGGAGGGTTGTACATCACTTTAAATTAAAAAATTATGCCATCAATATTATGCACCTCTACCCCTACAATATCAGTAGGTACGAGCATTTACACATCAGACACCCTCACTACATTAGTACCAACAGGCTATTACTCAACAGGAGGAAATAGTTATTATGTACTTAATGGTGTGGTTCAGAGTATTGGAAGTTGTAGTCCAAGTAATTCAGGATACGTTAAAGTAGCTGCTTTTGGAGATTCATCAATATGTAGTTCATCGGTCGTTGCGTTACTTGTGTTTTTTAGTAATATATATATAGACATAGACGCAGCTTTAACAGGGGGAGCTACAATCTATACTGATTCTTTTCTTAGTAGCCCATTAACAGGATACGGTTGGATAGTATCTAACGTGCCGGGATCTCAGATATACGAAATAAATCCATCTACAGGTGTGATACAGGGAGGTTCTGCACAATACTGTACGGGGTAAAAATATCCCTTTAAAATGCAAATAAATATTAGTTTTGCGCATAAATTAACATAATGAATAAATACGGAATTGACATAGCATTATTGGTTAGCGGCTTTGCCGGTGCGATACTATTTCTTAGGAAGATTGGGGAGAAGAGTATTTTTTCCGGATTTATAACTTTAATCTCAGGTTCACTGTGTGCTAATTACTTGACCCCTTTTATTTGCAATTTAGTAAACATTACCGGAGATAGTCGTAACGGGATTGCGTTTATCTTAGGTTACTTAGGGTTTAAGGGAATAGAAAAGCTTTCAAATACACTGTTAAAGAAAATATAAATGATAGTACCTTTATTTAATTCGGTAATTAATATGGCGTTGTTTGTAATAAACGTATATATTTTTTTGTTGTATATTGACAAGGAAAACCATACAAAGTGGTTCCCTTACCTTAAGACGGCAATGGCATTGATACTGATTGGAACTTTTTGGCAATCATTGGTGAGTTTGGACGAGGCGATAAATAAAACAAAAGTAGTTACCATAAACGATGCACCTTCCATATTAAGGAATTTAGGATTTTTGCTAAACTCATTCTTTTTCATTCACATATATAAAACAAAATGAATATATTTAAAAAAATATTTAGCTACATAGGAGGATTTTTTTCTTCCGAAAGCGGTAATTCAAGCAAGAGACTAGTAGGTATTACCGGTGCTTTTACTTTTTTTTACACGCTGTATGTAAACTCTAAATCAGAATCTCACATTGCTCCCGCTGAATCATTAGTGTGGGGTACTGTTGTAATGGTTCTAGTTTCGTTAGGCCTTACTACCGTAGAGTCTGTTGCTGAATTAATTAAATCATTTAAAAGCGAAAAAGAATGCCAAGAAAAGTAATTGTAACTGCCGGTCATAGCGACATAAAGGGTGGAGATAACGGAGCCTCAGCAAATGGATATGTTGAGGGGTTGTTGGCCATTGAGTTCAGGGATCTTATTATTAAAGAGATGGCTGCCTTGGGTGTGGTTGCTCACACTGACGATAATAAGAATGCCTTAAAACAAACTTTAGAGTGGCTTAAGGGCAAGTTCAGTAAGGACTCTATATTGGTCGATATTCATTGGAATGCAGGTGGTGGTACCGGAACTGAGGTTATAGTTCCTGAGGATTCTTCTTCTTTTGAAAGACAATTGTCCCAAAGAATCTTGGATAAAATTTGCTTGATTGGCGGATTTAAAAAGAGAGGGGTTAAGTCCGAAGCTGAGACCGCAAGAAAGAAATTAGGTTGGATGCGACCTACTGCTGAGACTGTTTTGATAGAAGTTTGTTTTATAGACAACAAGGTTGATATGGTTTCTTACGAGGCTAATAAAGTAAGACTAGCTACAGAGGTGGCAAAGGTTTTATTGGACTTTAGTAATATGTAGTATTATTAGAAATGTTTCGCTATTTTTGTAAAAAATATATTTATGTTAGATTTAAACAAACCAATTAAGGGATTAGACGGGAAGCAGATAGGTGAGCACACTTTGGGTAAGGCACTATCTGAACAACTTGCATTTGCCAATAAGGGCGATGCTTTGAAATTGTTTAATTGGGCACAGAAGCTTTACAATGGTGAAGCGTTAGACCTTGACAAGTCGGACGAAAATGTGCTAAAAGATTTTATTACTAATAACGAAAGCTTTACTATCTTAGTGAAGGCTCAGTTGTTGGAATTGTTTTAGAAACAGCGGAGTAAAATCCGCTTATTTTTTATTATGAGATATTTATTTATACTATTATTGTTTGCTTGCAATCCGGTAAAAAAGGTTATGAACGATCCTGCTAAATACAAGAAAGTTACTGACGCCTTTGTTTTGTCGGGCGGCTGTGCAAATGATACTGTTACAGTAGAAGTTGTTAAGGACACTGTAATATACAGGGATTCTGTTGTTAAGGAATTTTACAATGTTCCGTGCAAGGATTTTGATACTACCTTCGGTGATACTAGAATTTCTGTCAGTTCGGGGGTCCTAAGGTACGTGCATACTTGTCCAAAGTGCGATGTAAAGATTATAAAACAAACAAACACAATAGTAGACAGAACACTAGAGAAGGTTCTCAGAGCCTCTATAGTTACTAAGGATTCTATTATAAGTTCCTATATTAAAGTTATTGCCGAAAGGGATGCTACTATTTCTGAGCTAAAAAAGAAGAACAGGTGGATGACTATTAAGATGGGTGCCGCTTTTGCTTTGTTTATTGTGATATTGTTTAGAAAGTTTTTAATACGCCTGATATGAATATAAAGGAAGTTCACGATGTTATATTGTTCTATCTAAAGAAAGATCAGCAGGGGTTTGTTACTCACGCTGAGATAGATGAAGTATTAGATAGAAGTCAGATGGCGTTGTTTAATAAGTATCACTCTAACCCGGTTGTTTACACTGTACCGGGAAAGAAGGAAGGGTTTGGGTATGGAGATTCATTGAGGATGGACGAGGCTTTGGCTCCGTTTAAATCCAAGTACACTTTCTTGAACGTGGATACTCCTTCGGGAATTATAACACTTCCATCTAACCACATGCATATAATCTCATTGTACACTACTACCTACGTGCAATCATTGGCAAGAAATGTTTACAATGCTATACAGGTATTAAACGAGGAGGAGTTGATTGATAGGCTTAACAGTCAGGTTATTCCTGTTAGTATTGACGACCCTGTGGCAATATTAAATTCTAACAAGAAGATTCAAATGTTCCCCGAACAGCCTGCGAGTGGAGCGGTTTTCTATTTCAGAAGACCGGCGGTGCCGAGGTTTGGGTACACTGTAAGCGGTAGAACTATTACTTATGTTTCTACTCAGTACGATGCGACCACTAACCCTAATGGGTCGCAGGAGTTAGAGTGGAATGAATTAGACAAGAACAATGTAATTATTGAGGCATTATCTTATTATGGAATTAATTTAATGTCTTCTGATATTGTGCAATTTGCTGAGAATAAAATAAATCAAGGACAATAATGACGACCCGCTATAAAATTTATGAACAAATTCAGAGGCTTTTGTCAGGCAATCCTATTATTAGTGGGCGTGTTCAAAAGAATGATATAAAGTTATTGATTGGGCAGGTGTCTAATAAGCTATTAAAGGCTGAGCACTTTTCTATTAATATGCCTGAGGGAGATAGTATTCCCCCGAACTGCATGATTTATACCTACGAGTCGGTTCCTGTAGTTTCTTATGGTACCGGCAAGAGTAAGTGTACGCTTCCTTCAATGCCGATTAACCTACCTAAGAATGTTGGCGTATTCCATATCTCTAAGACTAACGCATTGGACGAGCCTTTTGTTCCGATACCATCAGGGCTTTACGGTATCATAAAGCCGCAAAGTTTATTGGGACAATTAAGTGGATTGATAGGTTACGAGGTTTACGGGAGCACAGTTATATTTACTCAGGACCTTCCTGCAAATGGTGCTAATGCTGTATTTATGAGATTGGTTGGTGTTGATATTGAATCTGTTGATGACTACACTATCCTTCCGATAACAGCAGACATGGAAGCGGATATTGTTACTACTGTATATCAAATATTAGTTGGATTGCCTGTGGCAGATAAACAAACGAACGATTAATGAAAACATACACAATAGATAATATAGTTAGGCAAACCCTGACAGATCGGGGGTACACAATGCATTGGTATTTACAATTCCTTAATTACGCTATTAATGCACTAAGGGAGTTGAATTTTGATACATTGCAGAATGTGAAGAGTGTTAGGATGCCGGTAGATTCTATAGGTGCCTTAAAGCTTCCTTGTGACTACGTGGACTTTATTCGCATAGGTAACGAGCTTGGGGAATTTATTGACCCATACGTTCAGCGAGAAGCATTTAATAACATGTACAGATTTGACGAGAACGGAAATAAAACAAAGTACGATAATATAGATGCAGCTTCCGGGTACTTTCCGGCTAACTACGATGGATTGTTTTACTCTAACTATGCCAATGATAAGGGCGAGTTGACCGGTAGGATATTTAATGGCCAACCTTCGCTAAGACATTCATTTAAAGTAATCAAAGAAAGAAACGAAATACAGTTGGATATTACCTTTGCTAAAAGCACGATAGCTTTGGATTATATAACTGACGGGACTAGTGTTGATGCTTCTAATGCAGTTCATCCTTACGCCATTAATACGATTAAGGCTTTCATAGTATGGCAAATGAAAGAGCATAATAGGTATTATAATTTATCGGAAAGAGAAACTAGCAAGAACATTTACTACAACGAATTAAGAATACTCAGAGGTAGATTAAATTCTATGGATGATGTTGATATTAGAAGAAGCCTTGCAGTGGCTTATGGTCCTACAATTAAAATGGCATAATGGCAATAACAAAAAAAATATTATTAGGTGGTATTAACTCTGACGATGTAGAGCATATTATAGATACGAAAGATTATCTTAATGCGCTTAATATGAGATTTATTACCAACGAGAACGGCAAGGCCGGTAAGATGTCTGCTGTAGAAGGTACCGTTATGAAGAATGCTTTGTTCAACGGGGCTACTACTATTCCATTTGTACTACCTGCCGGGACCAATACTACCATTGGTGTTGTTGAGGATTTCAGAAGAAACAGAGTAATATTTTTCAATAAGAACTCTAATAATAACAACGGCATATACTGCTACGATTATTTAGCAAATGTTGTTTATAAGGTTGTTGACTACTCTCAGGTTGTTGGAGGCTTGGAGTTCGGGAGTGATATACATTCGTGTGCAATTATGGGCGATGTGGTGTATTGGACTGATGGTGATACGCCTCAGAAAAAAATAAACATAGAAGCAGGTATTAAGGGTAATCATCCTTCTTACGTTTCCGATTATGCTGCATATACTTTCCCTATGGCGGCTAGTGTATTGGGTTTAGTTAGGAACCAACCTGCATACCCTTTATTGGCATCTAAGTCGAATGACTCTGCGTACTTAAATAATTTTATTAAAAACGAAGCATTTCAGTTTTGCTACAGATTTGTTTACAGGGATTTTGAAGTAAGTACGTTTTCTCCTTTATCTATTTTGCTCAACTACAATCTAAGTGAAAGCAATCTAAATAGAATAGAAATAAATATACCTACTGCTCAAAAAATACAACAAGACGTAATACGAATAGAGATAGCGGTTAAATACGTTTACGGTAATAAATACAGTATTGTAAAGGTTTGGGATTATTTAAAGGATGCAACTGCTATAGCTAATCATAATTCAGGAACCGCTACTGCGTTAAGGTATTATTTTTATAACGACACTATCGGGGTATCTGTAGATGATGCAACTGCTACCAAGCCATTTGACTCTATACCGTTATTATCTGAGACTTTGGAAATAGCTAAGGATAGATTATTCTTAGGAAATAATACTGATGGATACGCTTCTCCTTCTACTACTTCCCTTTCCAATAGCTTGAACACAACGTCAGGAACTACTCCTACGGGGCAGTGGTATCAGATTCAGTATTACAAAATATCTGACCCTACTGCTTACTATGCTTACGTTTTAAAAATAACTAATATTCTTGCGGAAGGATATTATATACCCTCTATAGGAGGTCCATTTGAAAATACTCCGCTACCTACTAGTGTGGACTTTAATACTTATATTAGAATTGCTACTGATGAAGATAGCCTTAGGAATTATGTAGATGGTGGTCTTGGTGGTATTAAAGCTACTGCGGTAATATCTGTAACACCTTACACTGCTACGATTACAAATGCCCCGTCATCATCGGGATTGGTAGGCAAGACAGTATTTAAGAGCGATTCTTATTATAAATTAGGCGTAGTTTTCTACGATGAAGCGGGAAGAAAATGCGGCGTTGTGACTAACGATACTGCTAGTACTAAGGCTGTAATACCTGATAGAAATTATGCTTCTATTACTTATACAGAGAGTGTAAATTGGACATTATCTAACGCATCCTCTGCTATAGAAATTCCTGATTGGGCTAGGTATTACGGAATAGTAATGACTAAGTGTTTGAGAACTAATTTCTTTATGCAGGCACGGGCTGATTATGTTGGGTATATTTCTAAGGATTCTACTACCGGAGAGTTTCAAGCGCCGGTAACTTCTTATAGTGCTACTGCTTATGGGATAGTAGTACAGGCTAAGAGTCTTAATAGTTTTGGGATAGGGTATGCTTACCAAGCAGGAGATATTTTAAAATTGTATAAGTCGGGCGTTACTACCGCTCCATTATCACTTGCTGTTAAAGGAACTTACTCCGACTATGTTATTGTAGAACTTAAGGATATAGGATTAACGGGATCTACAAATTACTTCTACGAGTTATATACCCCGTACACTTTAAGTTTTAACGAGTATTATTACGAAACCGGGAATACTTATTTGGTGAATAATCCGGGAACTCCTAGTAGGTCTTATAGTTCGTTAACCGGAACTATAACCGGTGACGTGACTATTCTTCAAAGAAACACTTCTTATTTAGTTGAGGCGATGTCTCCTAATGATACTTATTGGAAGAATTGGATAACTAATGCGGGAAGAGTTAACATTGTAAACGCAGGGAAACAGACTAAAAAAAGAACGTCTGTCTATTTTAGTGATGTTAGGATACTTGGTACAGAGTCAAACGGACTAAGTTCTTTTGACGCCCTGAATCAATACGAATTACCTTACGAATTATCGGCCGTTAGAAAGCTTCAATTAGTAAACAAAGTAGAAACGGAAGGTACTTTAATGTTGGCTATAGGAGAGAACGAAACCGCTGTTATGTACTTGGGCGAGACTCAGGTGTTTGACAATACCGGGTCTTCATTCTTAGCTAAGAGTTCGGGGGTGATAGGTAATGTAAATGTTCTTAGGGGAAGTTACGGAACTATAAATCCTGAGAGTGTTTGCAGGTTTGCCGGAAGTGTTTATTGGTTTGATGCTAATAAGGGCTGCATGGTAGCCTTTAACGAAAGCGGGTTGAATAATATTTCTGACATGAAAATGTTTAACCATTGGAAGAAGGTGGGCCAAGATATTTTAGCTAACGGTAAAAAGATATACGGAGGAATAGATCCTTACAACGGTGAAGTGCTAATGTATGCGCCTTACAAATCAGTTATACCTGTAGGGATTATATTGAGCGATACTATTGTTAGTAGTACTAATCATTCGTACTCGGCCGGAAGCGGGTCAATAACATTGACATTAACTTCTGATTGTACTTATACTATATCTTCTACCAATAACGTAACCATAACTTATGCCGGGGAAACTATTACAAATTCCGGCAGTTCGGGGGTGTTCGTGGCAAGAACAGGAATAAATAACATATCTGTAACTGCTGCTGCTTCCGGGACTATAACATTGAATTTAATACAAGAATCTATATACGATACGTATAACGCATTAGACGCAACATGGGGTTATTCTATTGCTAATAACAGATGGGAAACTAAGTACAGCTTTAAGCCCGATTGGATGAACATGGTTGGCAATAGGTTGATTAGTTTTTATAATGGCATTCCGTACATACACAACGGACCGATAAATAACTTCTACGGCAGGGTGTACGACAGTGCTGTAGCTGTGGTTCATAGCGAAGGAGGTAATTCTATTAAGGTTTACAAGTACCTATCAGTAGAGGGCGATACTCCCGACTACGTTCATATTAGGACCGAGATACCTTACGTACAAAGCACTGACATATTAAAAGATGAATTTGTTATAAGGGAAGGCGTTAATTACGCTGCAATTAAAAGGGACAGATTATCACCAAACGTTACCGGTACTTATGATAGCAAGATGTTTACCGGTGATCAAATGAGAGGTGAGGTGGCTAAGATTATGATTGTGTACAAGGCGCCTACAACCAAGAAGTCAATTAAGTTTATAGATATAGACTTCGATTTATCAATAGGACAAACAGTGTAAAATTCACTGTTAAAGTATATTATTTTGTTATTTTTGTAAAAATTATTATTATGCCATTACCACTTATATTTGCAGCGGCAGGAGCGGCAAGTAGTTTATTTGGAGCAGCAAAGGGTATTCAAGCCGGGAATCAAATGAAGAGACTTGCTGAGCAAGTTCCTACTAGAGAGAGGTCTCAGTACGTGGGCCAACAATTAGGTACCGCTCAGATGGAGGTTAACACCAATCCTTTTTTATCTGCTCAAAATAGAGCTACTCTTGGGAGACAAGCCAATATGATGGCAGGTGCTCAAAAGAATGTTACCGACCCGTCACAATTACTAGCTTTAACTTCTGCGTATGGCGCTCAGGCTTCTGAGGATGCATTTAGAAACGATCAGGCCAATCAGCAAATGAGGATGCAAAAGCTTCAAGATTTATACAACGCTCAGAGATTAGGTTATACAGAAGACCAAGCAATGTACAACGATAAGATGACTGCCTTTAATTCTAGGGCTAACTTAATGTCTGCCGGAAATCAGTCTATTACAGGAGGGCTTCAAAACTTAGGTGGGACATTAATTTCTGCCGGTAGATTAAAATTTTAAAAAATAAACAATGGCGCAGGAAACTAGAGTAAACCCAATACAATATTCCGACATAGCCGCATCGGCTCTTGATAACTTGGCTGCATTGCAACAGAGAAGAGAAGAGACTGATAGTGCCGCTGAGCTTGCTAGGTATAAACTTAGAGAGGCAGAGAACTTGCGTGTAAGACAAGAGGCTCAGAAAAAGAAAGAGGATATTGACAAAGAGTATTTAGGCTACTTTGATATACCGGGAACCATGAAGGGGCTTAGTCAGCAGAAAACCACAGAATTGTTAGGGGCTATTACTGCATTTAAAGGAAGCGATCAGGAAAAAGCGGCGCAAGCTAAGTCGGTTATAGAAGGAATATACAGAGGAAAACAAATAGAAAACTCTGTTAATGAGGCTATAGAAAAGGGTGTGTCGTTGTTGCCGGAAGATCAGAAAAAGGGAATTAACGTACAGGCCTTGAAGAACATGGCGATACAGGATGCGTTTTATACTAGAGACGCCAATGGTCAATTAGTTAGAAAAGATTTAGGTCAGATGGATCCTACGGTAGATTACGTGTCGAATATATTGGGGTCTAATAAAGCATTAAAAATATACGACCCATCATCGGGCCATAACGACTTAGTTAAGTTCTTAAAGGACGTTCCATCTGAAACAGAAAATTTAAAAGTAAAAACAAGAGTAGGTAATAGCGTTAAATCAGAAATGAATAATGTTACTTATCCTAAATTGTTTTATACGTACAACCCTAAGACGGAAGAGGTTAAGTTGAATACTGATGAGAACGGGTACATAGCTGATAACATATACAAACAAGCTACTACTGTTAAAAATATTGACAGGCTATTAGAAAGCAGAACCGATAATTTGATTAATGACTATAATAGTGCTCAAGCTAACAAACAAAACTTAGGTGTATTTTATTCTAAGTACGGCATTAAGCCAATGGAGGACGGTCAGTTGATAGACCCTGAAAGCCCGGAGTCTAGAGACTTGATTAAGAAGGCGATACTTACAGACTACGTGAAAAATAATACCGGAGTTAAGCAGGCTGAGTCTTCTGAAAAAACTACCATTATTAATACCGGCGGTGGGTCGGGTGGTGGAACAGGTGGCGGAGCGGGTAGTGATGTTGGATTTAGAGACGTTTACAGTAAATTAGAAAGAGCTTTTGAATCCGCTTTACCTACTAATGAGGTTACTACAAAAAAGGTGGACGGCAAGGTTACTAAAACAAGAAAAGAAGTTGGAAGAAATATTAATTCTTTAGGGTCCGAGTTGCAGCCTTATTTGATTGACATGGCTAATAAAATAAACCCTTCAACAGAAGAGGGGGGGAAATACACCCAAGACAACTTGATAATTAGTAAGCAGGGTGGTTCTTATAAACTATACGAATGGAAGCCTGACACTAAGAGTTTAGGTAAGTTAATTACTTCTATAGACCCTGAGACAATACAAGCAAAAGGTAACAAAGAATTAGGCACTAAATCAGTAAGAAAAGCCTTATCTTCGGGGCCTGCCGGTTCGGGGCTAAAAAAGTACACGCCTGATGAGATAGCAGAAAGAAGAAGAAGACTAGGATTACCACAATAAAAACAAACATAATGCCGGATAAAATCAAGGATTTTTTTAAAGCAGAGATAGCACCTACAGGTTTATTTAAAAGTGAAGACGAGTTTAGAACTTATATTTCAGACCCAAAGAATGCAAGTAGTTTCTATGAGTCGGAAGTAAAGCCGGTTGGACTTTTCAAGGATGCAGAAGAGTTTAATAGTTTTTTAGGTTTAAAAAAAAACGATGGTTTGGTTTCTCCTACACAAAATCAGCAAGAGGTTTTACCATCAAATTTGGCGCCTACACAATCAAGTGTACAAAATCCAAGAATAGAGCCAAGTCAAGAAGAAGATCTTAGCTTGCTTTCTGTTGATGAGCTTTCTAAAAGATACAATAAATCAAAGGAAACTATTAACGCATACAAGGAGCAAGTAGATAAATTTAAGCAAGAAGGAGAGAAAGGTCAGGTTAGGTTAAGTGGTGTTGCTAATTTGTATAATTACGAAAACAACAACCTAAAGAATATTGCTGATGCGTACAATCAAAAGATACAGCAGAAAGCACCTAAGACCCCCGAACCGGCACCTCAGGCACCTACGCTTTTAGCTAAAGTTCGGGAGTACCAAAAGATTGCCAATGCTCCTGTAACTAAGGATTACGAGTTGAACTCTATGGGCGACTTGGATGAGGTTGATAATCCGGCTAGTTTAAAATCTAAGGAGAACGCTAAGGTTGAGTACGACAAATTAATAAAAGAATACGCTACTACTACAGGAATATCTGAGGATGATTTAAAGCAGACCTTGAATGATTTCCCTAAGATAAGTGAAGACCAAAAGTTAGTTGATTATACTAAGCAAAGATTAGAAAACCCTGCTGCCTATAAAAGACAAAAGGCCGCTTCTAGTTGGAGTAATGGACTGAATGATGCACTTGTTGATTACAATCAAAAGGCAATCGCTGAAAATAAAAAGCCTTTTATTAAGAATCCTGTTTTATTTGCTAATCAAAAAAGAGAGGATCTTGGGAAGATACTAAAGAGCAGTAATTCTTATTCTCAGTTTATTAATTTTACTGAAAATCTTAGAAAAGAGATAAGCTATTTACCAAACGAGGTGGTAAATGGTATTATGAAAAATGTAGCAATAGAAGGTCAGAGTGTTCTAGAAGGCGCTCCCGATAAGGACCAATATATAAGTAGCGATCCTAAAAGTAAAAATCTTAATAAGTATCAGGTAAGTTGGTTGAATAGTATTAAAATATCCGACCCTGATTTATACAAAAACAGAACTAGGTTATTGTCGGTACCAATGGCTAAGCTAGAGGAGCAATCATCTGCTAAAAACGAGTTTAGTTCTTTAAGTCCAACGTCTGCTATTGGCGCAAGTAAAGCTGCATCTGCCGCAAGAAATCAAAGATTAGCTAGTGAGAGAGTTCAGTTAGAAGCTGAGGAGGGTGGTATTAGTATGGCAAAAGAAGATAAGACTGAAAAGTTAGACGACTTGATAAGAAAGTCTAAAACTACAGGTATTACTCAGCAGGAGAAAGAAGTGGCCGATCAGTTAATTGTTGATTTGAATCAACTAGACAAAGATTCTAAGGCGTTAAATGAAAAATACCCATTAGCTACCAAGGATAGAGACGATCAGTTATTATTCTCGGCTACCGGTGGTGAATTAAATAGAGCGGAAAGGTTTGCAGCAAAAACAGTTAAAGGATTCGATAATGCTCTTGGATTTATTTCCGATATAATATCAACCCCTTTCATGTCAAAGGAGCAAAGAGTTATTCAGGATTTGGACGAGCTCGGGGGAAAAAGAAGATTTGAAACTAAAACAGCAAGAAAGCAGGATGACATTGTTGTAGGTAATTATACTATCAATGCGTCTCCTGAGTTTTTAAAATACATAGAAGAAGTAGACAACGACAAGTCTTTGACGTTTGAGCAAAAGCAACAAAAGAAAAGAGACAAGTACAGAGAGGATCCGTACCTAATAACAATTAAGCGAAACGATAATGCGGGTGATTTGTTATTTACTAGCGAAACTGTATTGAATGCCGTAGAGGATTTTGGGTCGCAAATATTACCGCAACTTGGATTGAGTGCGATTACCGGAGGTGGTGCTGCTATATCTAAGCTAAGAAGTCTTTCTACTTTATTTGGAACTACATTTGCTTCGGGATACAAAGACAATTATTTATCTGCCGTAGAAGAAGGGGACGCTGCGCCATCTACAACTGCATTTAGGAATACCTCAATTGACGCCTTGTACGAATTGATTGGTGATGACTTAGCAATGGTTAAGAAGGTATTTGGTAAAGCGAGTGGATCTATAGGTAAGCTAGTAAATAGTATTGACGAGGCGGAGTGGAATAAAATATTGTCTAAAAAAACAGGAGCATTTAGAGCGGTAAAAAACGTAGCTAAATCTTTTGGCAAGGACGTGTTACTTGAAGGAGCAAAAGAAGCTACCGGTGAGGCTGCTGCCGCAGGTACTACTTCTTATTTAGATAATAAGGAAGCTTACGAGCCAATGAAGACTGCATTTGTAAATACATTTGTAGGCTCTGTTGCTACAATGGGATTGGGTACCGTGTTTAATTACAAGAACATTACAAGAGCAGAGAAGTACGCAATGTACGCTGCCGGTGCAAATGCTTCTGCTTACTTGGCCGATATAGATGAAAGCTTAAAGAACGGTACAATTACCGAAGACGAGGCTAATAAGAGAAGGCAAGTGATTCAATCAATGTCAAACATTGTTAATGAAATGCCTAAAGTAGATGGTATGTCGGACAATGAAGTAGTTGACTTTGCCTTTAACAAATACATTCAAGAGCAGGCGGGTAAGGCTGAAAAGGTTATACCTGACAACGCCAAGGTTAAAGAGTTGGTCCAAAATTTAAATAACGAAAATAATAATATAATCAATGCCGCTACAGAAAGCACACAACAAGCAGGGTCTACAGAAAGCAATATCGGCCAACCTACGGGAGCTATACAAGGACAACAAGAAGTCGGGAAAGGGCAACAAGGGGAAGCCACGCAGCAAGGCGCAAATGTTAGCGATAGCAATATCGTCAGCGAAGGGGAATTAAATCCTGCATTGAAAGATGAAACTCCTATATTAAGTACACCTAAAAAATTAAGTTCTAATGGATTGCAAGATTTAGATATAATTGCATCTAAGGAAGCAAATCAGGCGCTTGAAGCTGAAATTGGTAGTGATAAGGGTGTTATTGATAAAAATATAAGAACTATTCCAATACAAGAGTATGACGTGCCTTCAAATAGAAGAAGTAAGCAAATAGCAGAACAAATTGAAGAAAACGGATGGATTGAACCATTAATTGTTTCTTATGATAAAAATGGTCAAGTATATATTGTAGAAGGTCAACATAGGGCGGCAGCATTAAAAGAATTAGGTTACGATAAAGCTCCTGTTATTGTAATACATGAAAAAGATTTAGGTAAACCTAAAGAAGAAGTAGAATTTACATCAAAAGGTGGCAATAAAGTAGTAGACGAAAGCGGAGCCCCGCTGATAGTTTATCATGGAACTAGTAAAGGGATTAAGGCAAGTGATTTAAAGCAATCCGGTCAAGCAGGAGATTATGGAGAAGGTATTTATTTTACAACAGACAAAACAGAAGCAGAGCAAAGAAACCCTGAAAATATAATTGAAGCAAATGTAAAATCAGACAAGCATTTAGTGATAGGTTCTCAGGAATATTTTGATGGTATTTACAAAACATTAGAAAAAAAATATGGTTCTGTAATTCCTAGAAATGCTATCGGAGAAGAAGCAAAAAAAGCCGGATATACTTCTATTGAGGTGGAAAGACCGGAAGGTAAGTGGGTTATTGCATTTGATGGTGTGAAAATAAAAGAGTCAAAATCAACACAAGCCCCTGTACAGCAAATAGGCAAGGCAGAAGAAGCAGGCTCTATTAAACCCGCCAAAGACCAAAAGTCTACAGAAATAGCTACCGAATTATCAAGGGAATTAACAGGTCCGGGTGATATGATTGAATCAGTTAGTCAATCACTTAAGGCTACCGGTATTAATACGGTTCAATTATCAGGTGAAGAGTTTGCCGCAAGGGCTGCTAAGGATGGCGCTCAGGCTGACAGTATGGGTTACTTTGACGACCAAGCTAAGGAGTTTGTATTGAATAAAGATAAGGCTGATAAAGCTACGGTAATTCACGAAGGCGCTCATCCGGTAATGAATATTATCTACAATACTAATAGACCATTGTACGACAAGGTTGTTTCCGGAATGAAGCAGGCTGCTGCTAAGAACGTAGGTGTTCAGTCAGCCATCGAGTTCGGGGGACAATATGAAATGCAGGAAGGAGAAACAAAGGAGCAAGCGCAAGCCCGGATGGACAACGAAGCACTAGTGGAAACATTGGCTAAGATAGAAGACGGAGAGATAGACTTGGACGAATTGCCAAAATCATTTAAGCAGTCCTTAATTGACATGGTGAACTCCGTGGCCAAGTTTTTTGGATTTGATCAGGTACTTGATGATACTGACGTTGCTGCGTTCAAGAAATTGGTCGGACAAGTTTACGATGCATTAACTACCGGGGAGGATATCTCTAGTATTGTTGGCGTAGAGAATGTAACTAAGTTTGAGAATAAGATAGGGGAAGGGGTTCAAGAAAGAAGCTCGTTTGTTAATACCGATAAACTAAATTTATCAACAGACAAAAGAGGTAATGTAAAAATTGAATTAAAGAAAGTTCAGCCTACATCTGAATTAATGAGCGAATACAATAATGCAAGAAACGAAGCATTTAAAATAAGCGATAGAGCTGAGGAGCAGTACGACAAAGGGAATGATAAGGAAGGGGATGCATTAATGATTGAATACAAGAAAGCTAGAAAGGACGCAGAAAGATTAATAAAGGGAACAACTGCATCTACAAGTTCTAGTATAGAGTTGCAAGACGTATTGCCTAAAGAATTTATAGATAAGTATCCTTCTTTAAGTGATATAAAAATAAAATCATCTGACGTTTCTTTTGGCAATAGAGGTAATTACAATAAAGAAACTAATACTATTAATGTCATAACTAAAGGAGAAAACTTTGAGCATACATTGTCTCACGAAATAGGTCATTTGTTGTGGGATAAAATATTGACTGATAATCAGAAGAAGTTATTTTCAGACAACAATCCTGTAACAGAGCATGGCAAAAAAGTCTTAGATAATAAAGAAACAAATTATCAGGAATCTTATGGCGGGAAAAATATACATAATGAGGAGGATTTTGCAGAATTATTCGCAGATAATAATGGAAGTTTAGATGATGCAATTAAAGCTAAGAAAAACCAATCCGCCACTTCTAAGAAGGTTCAAGAAAGAAAAACAGAACTACCTGAGAAGCAAGCAAGACAAATGACCGAGGACGGCAAAGGCAACTACGTATTCTACCACTACTCAGGTAAAAATATTAATACCATTGATCCTAACAAGTTCGGGAGTAACCTAGCTACAGGAAGAGACGAGAAGCCGGGAGTTGGAATATCAATGTATTACACAAAGAAGGACACATCAGAGCCGGGAGTTCCAAGTAATTTTGGTTATGTAGTTAGAGTTCCAAAAGATAAGGTTTATTCTTTTAACGATGATCCGTTAAATTTATTGCCCGCTGCTGAGAAGTTGTTTAAAAAGCAATATCCTAATCAGGCGTTTGACCCTAACAAGCAAATAGGCTTCTTAACAAAAGTAGCTAACAGTAAAGGATACAAAATGACTGTAGCTAATTGGAATATAAAAGGATCCTTTGCATTAAGAGCACAAACTACAGAAGCATTAAAGCCTGAGAAGTACACAAGAATAAAGCCGGGTACGTTAAACCAAACAGAGGTTTTATCCCCCGAGCTCGACAAATTAAAGCCTAATTCTAAGAAGCGAGTTCAGCAAAGAGTTGATACATTAAGTGACGTAGAGAGAAAGCAGAAACAATTAGAAATAATTAATAAGGAGAATCCGGCACCAAATGACTATAATACATGGATTAGAAAAGTAGAAGATATAAAAACAGCAGAAGAGGCATTTAAATCATCAGAAAAAGAAGGAGCTATGTATCCTGATTTTACCGAAAAGGATATGAAAGATGCTTTAAGTAGCGGGGAAGTAACTGTATATTCAAGTCAGCCTATAAAAGAAGGAGTTTTCGTTTCTCCGTCAAAAATAAATGCACAAGAATATGCAGGTGGCAAAACCGGCAAGCTGTATTCTGAGAAGGTGAAGCTAGAAGATGTTGCATGGATTGATGAAGGCGAAGGGCAGTTTGCATCAACTAAAGCAATAGAAGGCCTTTTAGGTAAGCCTAAGAAGGTTCAGCAAAGAAAGTCTGCTGTTGAAAAAACAAAGGAATTTAAGCTAGCTGCGTTTGTAATTAGAAAGAAATCAGAAGGCGCCTCTGTATTAGAATTAGCTACGGGTATAGCTTCTGTTATGCCGGGCATGTCGCCTGTTGAAATCAACAACTTGATTAACGATCCTCAGCAGTACATAAGAGACAAGTTTAATTACTTAAGCCCTCTTCTTCAAGAAAACTTAATAGCTAGAGCCGGAGGTCAAAACATTTACGCAAACATACCTACTAAAAAAAGTGGAGCATTTTCTGCACTATCAGTAGACATATCTAGCATTGAAAACTACTTGTCTTCTAAAAAGAAAGGAAGAATTGATAAAGCGGTAAAATTCTTAGGCGATGTAAAAACTCAATGGTTTAGTGCTGCTAAAGGAGCTCCTAATTGGGTGCTTGCTTTGAGGGATATTTCTTCCGGAACTAGAAACTTAGAAATAGATGTAGCTGTTAATACTACTAAGAAATTAAAGAAGACGGCTAATAGTATTAAATTTAATGATTGGGATGCGTTTACTAAGGCAATCAAATCACTATCAGTTAACGCTACTCCTCAGCAGAACAGCTTGCAGGTAGTTCCGCCTGAAATACTAGCATTGCCTCAGGAAATACAGCCGTTTGTGTACGAGATGAGAGATCAGATAGATGGACTTACCAAGGACCTTGTTGCGTCAGGGTACGTTACGCCCGATCAGGCCGTTGCGCTTGAATCAAATATTGGTCAGTACGTAAACAGAGCGTATAGATTGTTTAATGAAAAAGGATATAAGCCATCTAAGGAAGACATAGCTAATGCAATGAAATATTATTCCGATATTTATATTGACGAGTTAGCAAATAAGAATGCGGGAGTATTAACCTACGATCAGGTAAAGCAGAAAGCTATAGAGATGGCCGACATGGAAGTAAAGGATATTTTAAACAAAAAAGTAACTCCTTACTTTAAGTCAGGCGATTCTAGGAATGTTGATATACTTAAAAAGAAGGAAGATATTCCGGAGCCAATTAGAAAGTTAATGGGTGAGTACACCGATCCGGGAACTGTATTTGTGATGACTGTTGCTAAGCAAGCTGCTTTAAGGTCTGCTAGTCAATTATTAACCGGCCTTAGAGATAGAGGCATGGGGTCTGTATTCTTTGAGGAGAATGACCCTGAAAGGCCCGATACTCATAGCGAACGAATAGTAGCAGAAGGTACTGAAACTAAGAATCCATTAGGAGGACTTTACACGACTCCTGAGATGGCCGCTCAGTTACAGGGTATAGCTAAAACTACAAACCAAGTTTTAGATGTATGGATGAAATTAGTTGGTACTGTTAGATGGGGAAAGACTGTTGGATCCGTGGTTACTCAGGTTAAAAACTTTGAAAGTAACGTTGGATTTGCGGTAATGAATGGATTAATATTTACCGGCAAGTCGGGGCAGGGATTAAAAGGAGCTGCTAGTTATTATGGCGGAAGAATAAGTGGAAGAGAGTTGGATGAATTAACAGCTAAGGTGGTTAGCTTAGGACTTGTTGGCCAAGGCGTTAACGCAATGGAGCTTAAAAAAATGCTCGGTTCGGGGGACGTACATGACATAGCTGTAGATTTAGCAGTAAATGGAAGATCTAATTACGCTAAAGCAAGAAACTTTGTATCAGCGCCAATAAGAGCAGCTAATAAGTTTTATCAATTAAGTGATGACTTTTGGAAAGTTTACGCTTACATGAACGAAAGGCACTTAATAGCTAAGGCGATGTTCGGAAAATCATACGACAAACTAACAGAAGATCAGCAAGTTGATGTGGACATAGAATCGTCCGAAAGAGTTAAGAGCACATGGCCAACCTACGACCGTGTATGGGAGGGTGCTAAATACTTGTCAGAAAGAGTTCCACTAATAGGTAACTTTATTTCCTTCCAAGCTGAATCAGTGAGAGTGTTATCAAATACTGTTAAAATAGCCTTAAAGGATATTAAATCAGGCGACCCGGGCTTTCAAGCGTTAGGGTACAGAAGGCTCTTTGGAATAGCTTCTTACCTATCAATAAGAGCAGGATTAACTTACGCTGCCGCTACCTCAGCAGGTATGGCTGTTGCAGGATTGTTAGGAATTATTACAGGGGATGATGAAGAAAAGGAAAAGCTAAAGGGGATTAAGGACGCCTTACCTCAGTTCATGAAGACCGGGGACTTGTTAGTAATCAAAGGCGATAAGCCGGGAGTATTCACTGTTTACAATATGTCTTCCATAGACCCTTACAACGTAATGTTTAATACAATGAATGCACTGACAGAGGGCAGGGAAGGAATGGATGCAGGTCCGGCTGCTGCGGTTACTGAGTTCTTTAATGGATTCATGGAGCCCGAAATGACTTACGAGACTGTATCAAGCTTATTAAGTAATAGAAGCTTAAAAACAGGCGATAAGATTTACTTAGATGCAGACAATCCGGGTGACAAGATTCTTAAAGGAGCCAAGTACGTATGGGATAATTTAGAGCCATCGTCAGTTTCATTGGTGAATAGATTAATGGAGAAGGAAAATAAGGGAGCAGAAGTTTCCGCTGTATTCGGAGCAAGACCTTACGATGTAGACTTGAACAGGTCGTTTAGAATATTATTATCCACTACTACTCAGGATTTAGAAACTATAAATAAGCAGTACGGAGCGATAAAGAAAAGCGAAACAGCTACAGCCGAAGAGAAGAAAGCGGCAGAGAAGGAGGCAGAAGAAAAGATTGCCTATTACTCAGAAAGAATAGGCAATACTTATAAAAGATTCTTATTATTAGGTGCTAGCAAGGAAGAGCTAGACAATATAGTTAAAGAGAAGAGAGCTGTTAAATCAACCGGATGGAGTAAGCAATTAAAGAAATCCATCATATCAGGCAAGATTAACAAGGACGACTTTTTAAAGTAGACTCTTAGCGTAACGCTCTATCTCTAGTCTACCCTCTACGGTAAGGTTGCTCATTATCCGGGCAACCTCATCGTAGATTAATGTATCATCAAACTCTTTGTCCCTTACATCGGTTAGCGATCTCGGCACCCTTAAGTCAAGGGCGGTTTTGATATAGTCTATTTTCTTCCCTAATGGCCTGATAACATCGTTCTTTGCTCCAACGTGGAAGTCTCGGTCTGCTATTAGACTATCACAATACATCTTAGCATTCTTGATGCTTTTGTACATTAAGCACATTGTTTCGCTCTGCGTGTTCGTTAGTTTTATCATTAATTTCGTTTTCTAATTTTACTAATATTTGCCCTATTACTATCCCTATCTTAAGGGTATCACCTTCTTCAATAGCCCTAGATAGCGATACGTGTATGTTCTTAAGTAGGTCAATCATAACTTGTCGTTTAATAATTTTAATACATCATTTTTTTCAATCCACTCCCTAATCAATAGGGAGTCCTCGTGTACGTACGAGTCTTCATCCCAAGTAAATTGCACTATAGCGTTGTACTTGATTTTTTCTGTACCAAACTCGTGAGTAAAACTCTCGTCCACCTCTTCTACCTCACCGTAGAATGTGACGTACAGGTCTTCTGTTATTTCAACTTCAATTTCCATATTGCTATTGTTTGAATATAATTATTATTATTTGAAGCCTTTAATTGTACTGTAAGATATTTTATTGGTAAACAGTGTGTAGTTCTTGTATTATTATTAATAAGGTTCTTCCATACCTCAATAAAATGTGTTGGATTATTCATGGGTAAATGTTTGGTTATAATATTTCAATTTCAGATTTTAAAAACTCTTGTTTAGATAATTCCATTCCCGAATTAAATTTAGTATTAAAAGAAATTTCCGCTAACTTTTCAGATGGTATTAGTTGTTGTTTAATTAAATCATAAACATTTAATATTGCTTTACTATCTGAAGATTTTAAAATACCATCTAATCCTTTAACAACATTTATTTGAGTTTCTATCCATTCATTACTAATAAGTGAATAGTCTTGTAGTTTAATTTTCATATATTATTTCTTTTTAAATTTATTACACCATTCAATAAATAATTCTTCATTAGTTCTTTCTTTACCTGAAATTTGATTAACCTCTAAGTAGACCCATATTGCAAAATCAATCATATCTTTTTTAGTAAACATTCTTCCTTCCATCCATTTAGCGCCTTCAATAAACTCATTTCTTAATTCAGAGTCTTTTTCAGACATACTTCTTGGATATTTTTCAAAGGCAAGTTCTTCTATTGTTTCTTTAGGTATAAACTGTCTATAACAAGTTATTTCATTACAACCCTTCATTTGTTCTCTTAGTGTTTTATCGCAAAAATTACAAATCTCTTGTTCAGATTTTTCGATTAGGACTTTAACAAAACACCCACAATCATGTCCCGGACTATCCAAAAAACAACCGTTTCCATTATTGCCATTACATTCGCCGATGTATTTTTGTTTAGATTCTTCTTGTGGGATGATGATTTTATAAGGTTTGATAAATCTCATTTTTGGATACGGTACAGTATCATCCTGTTCTTTTTCCAATGTTGCAACCTCACAACTACTGTTCTTTACAAACCACTCTGCAAATGTATTATCAATAGCTTGTACTCCGCTAACTATTAAATCTTCGTCTGTTGTCAGGATGACTTTTTTACAATATTCTGCACCAATGGCTATGCCACCACTATTAGTGACATAGTATATAGTTTTTGAATTTTTTGTATGGCATCTATGTAAATAACCCCCTGTAGTGATGAACCATTCTCCTTCTTTAATTTCTAAATCAGCAGTAATATAGATGTGTTGGTTAATTGTATGACCACCTGAATTTTGCAAGATGCTATCTAAGTGTAATTTACCGTTATTAGAGTATAACCTACTTGGTTTATCTGTAGGGATTAAGTGAATATTTTTCATCTGTGAATTTTTTTGAATTTATAATGAGTGTATATACTAGATCCGCAGGCCTGAGTCTCGGATGGTGTTCTACAGGACTGTAAATATACAAGTAGAATAATTGCAATCAAAATCTTTTTCATGTTTTTTTTGTTTCGCAGTATTGTAATACCCCGCAATGCGGGGATATGTGAGTTAG